GACTGCACCTGAACCTCCTGCCGAAGAACCTCCAGCACCAGTAGAGGAACCGCCAGCAGAAGAACCACCTGCGGAGGAGCCACCAGTTCCAGTAGAAGAGCCTCCTACTCCTGTAGAAGAACCACCTGCTGAAGCAGAAGAACCTCCTGTTGAGGCAGAACCTGCACCAGAGGAAGCACCTGAACCTCCAGTAGAAGAAGAAGTATTGCAAGCGGAAGATGTAGAAGCATCTGAATTGCCAGCAGATACGCCAATCGAATTGGCTAATGGTGTTGTACTTACTGCTGGTGTGGTTGCAGCACTTGAACTCTTTGATAGTCCAGCAGAATTATTAACAGAAGTATTTACAAATCCTGCTCAAGTATTGACAGCACTATCTAACATCGGTGCAGATATGTCTGAAGAAGAAAGACAAGAATCAACTGAAACAATCTTGGCAGCAGTAATCGTGGGACAGATAGCAACACAGTCAGCAGTCGCAGCAGCAGCCTCCGCTGCTGCAGCATCATCCACGTATAGGAGAAAACCTTAATGAAGAAGATACTTTCAGATTTCCTTAATCAGGCTTGGACCTTGTTAGGAATGTTCGTTGCTTGGGTCGTATTAGATGGCTCGGCAAAGACGGTAGTCGGCTATGCCATTTTTGTGACAACCCTTCTATGGGTAGTTACATATAAGGCTCGTAATCCAAAGGATGAATAATGAAATCACTAAATAATGTATTGATGCGTATTGTTGCAGTCTTTGCAGCAAGCGGTCTATCAGTAATCGGTGCTGGCGCAATCGCTGGCGTTGACACAATTACAGCAGTAACTGTTGCTGGTCTTACAGCCGTAGCAGCAGTAGTAGAAAAGTTGGCTCGCGCATTTATGGATGACGGCAAACTATCACTTGACGAAATCAATGCTGCATTCTCAGCAGTTGATAAGGGTGCAAAGACTGTGGCTGATGTTGAAGTTGAGACACGCTATGCAGCAACAGCAGCAGCGACAGTAGCAGCAGCAGCGGTGGCAGTAGAAGTAATCCCAGATGATGAGGAATATAACTAATGGCTGACAGGGGAACGGCAGCAGCAATCATTGAGGTTGCTCTGAAAGAAGTCGGAACCATTGAAGGTCCAAAAGACAACGAAACAAAGTACGGAAAGTTTATGAAGGCTAACTTCCTACCTTGGTGTGGCTCATTCATTAACTGGTGTGCCAATCAAGCGGGAGTTAAAGTACCTAATACTGTATCCACAGTATCTGGTGCTGCAGCATTCAAGAAGATGAAGACTTGGTTTGAGGCTGACTGCGGTCAATCTCCACAACCAGGTGACATTGTGTACTTTGATTTCCCTGGAGATGGTGTAGATAGAATCTCACACGTTGGTATCTGTACCCACATTGAGGCAGATGGCGTTATCCTTACGATTGAAGGTAACACATCTTCAAAGAAGTCTGGTAGCCAACGCAATGGTGGCGAAGTGTGTGCTCAAATGCGTGCATATAAACCAAACAAAAAGAAAGTTCTTGTTAGCATTGTTGGTTGGGGTAGACCTAACTACAACGGTAACGAGGTAACAGCAGAGGTCCCAGTACCTGAGAAGCCTAAGTTTCCAGGGCGTATTACGCCAGGAGATAAGGGTGAAGGAGTCAAGATAGTTCAGAAGGCATTAGGTCTTAAGGCAGATGGAATCTATGGTCCCATTACTAAGGCTAACGTCATCAAGTTCCAAGACAATCACGACATCGTTGACAGCAATGGCATCGTTGGTCCTAAAACTTGGGCTGAACTTATTAAGTTCCTTTAATCAAACTAAGGAGAAAACAATGAAGGCAAAAGCAATCGCAATCGCTAGCACATATTTCCGTGCAGCATTCGCAGCAGTGACAGCACTATACCTAGCAGGAGAGACAAGCCCAAAGGCTTTGGCTTCTGCTTTCGTAGCAGCCATCGCTGGTCCAGTTCTTAAGGCTCTTGACACCAACAGCCCTGAGTTCGGACGAGGAAGTAAGTAACCTAGAGTACCGATTATACGCCTTCTAAGGCGGTTTTAAGACACGAAGACCCCTGAGTGGTAGAGCAATCTACTTCTTGGGGGTCTTTTTGTCATTTCTTCTTAAGCCATAACTGGTAATCTTCTGACAGTAATTCGTACTCGCCAGTATATTTGGCAAGGAATCTATCAATGGCTGGCTTAGGTGTAAGTTCAGGTTGTAAGTCCTTGCCCCATAGGTAATCATCAAAAGCCATAATGCCACCAGACTTCAGCAGTTTCCAAGCGTTGTCTGCATCCTTGGCTACCTGATGGGATGTGTGGTCTCCATCAATATAGATGAAATCAAACCTGACTTCATTCTTGCCAGCAAAATAATCATCGCTGGTCATACGCAAACGCACAGTTGACTTCAGTGCGCCGATGCGTTCTTCGTAGAACTCAAAGACCTTATCAAAGTTTAATGGTTCGTGTTCTACCTCATCAGACCCAGCCCACGTATCAACATCGTAGAGCCACGAGGTCTTGTCGGTCAGGATATTCTCACATAGCCACATACTGGCATCGCCAGTGAAGACACCTATCTGTAGGAATTTAAGGTCAGGCTTACCCGCTAGGTGGAGCAGGTGATTCTCAAAGTTGTACTGCTGCCCAATGAACCAGTTAGGATAGTTCGGCGTGTCGTTTTCCATTAAGTGTTCCTGTCTGTGTATAATTAATTATATAATAACATATATAATATATATAGGCGCGGAGCGCCTTATATAATAATATATATATATATTATATACTACAATAGATTTATATAGTTCTCCTGTGTTAGAGTACTCTCCTGTCCTCCGCAGGAGGACTATATAAAACAACTTAGACAGGGGAAGAGTATGTTCAATAGAAAACTTGAAGAGTCAATTGAAGTTCTTTACGATTCAATTTGGTTACTATCAGAAGAAGTCAAGACTATTCGTGAAGAAGTAGATTACCTACTAGAAGTTTTAGATAATGATTAAACTGGATTCTTACGAACTTCCAGAGCACATATCTTACTCAGCATTTACAACTTACCTTACCTGTGGTTATCAGTACTACCTAGGTAGATTACTCAAGGTACCTGAAGAGCCAAGCATTTGGTCAGCAGGTGGGCGAGCATTCCATTACGCAGCAGAGTTGTATGACTATGACAACTAATCCTTTATGGGCTAAGGCTTGGGCTAAAGAAACCGAAGGACTTAACCTAGATACAGCACGCCGTGCTGGACGAGCAACAAAAGAAAATCCCAACAAAGAAGATGCAGTATGGTGGGATACCAATGGTTCCAAGTGGGTAGATAACTACATCTCTTGGCGCAAGAATAATCCTGATTGGAAAATCTGGACAACACCTCAAGGGGCTAAGGCTATTGAATTAGAACTTAACCCTGTAATTGCTGGCGTACCCGTGAAGATGTTTATTGACAGAATTTTTGAGGTTAATGGACAACTTGTGATTGTCGACCTTAAGACATCACGTGCACGACCAACGTCCGACCTTCAACTTGGCTTCTACAAAGTAGGAGTTGAGATGATGCTAGGAGTGAAAGTCAATCTAGGCAACTACTGGATGTCTCGTGAATCGGGGACAGGAGAGATGATTGACCTGAGTAGATATACACAGGACACACTTGAATACTTTGTTGATGGCTTTGACAAAGCACGCAAGGCTGGTATATTTCTACCGAACCTACAATCGTGCAATTTCTGTGGACTCACAGAGCATTGCCAATTCACAAAAGGAAAATAAATGGCTATAGAAGATTGGAAGTTACAGGTATCTATCAAGACTCCTGTTGGCGACTTAATTAATATCCGTGCTAATACATCCGATGAGTTATCAGTATTGCTAGAGGGCATTGCTGATTTCTCTACACAAATTGCAGCCACGCAGAAGTTGATTGCTGGTGCATACAACACAGCCCCTTTGGGGACCACTGGTTCAACAGTAGAATCGCAGCCCGCTCCTACTTACTCAACCGCCCAGACTCAGCCTCCGTCCGCTGGGGCGGGAGGGATGTCAACTCCAACTTGTCAACACGGAGCACGCATCTTCCGTTCGGGAACAAGCAAGACAACGGGGAAACCTTACGCGTTCTGGGCTTGCCCAACACCGCAGGGGACACCCGACCAATGCAAGCCAGCGAACTAATACAACAGACGCTGATGTAAGAATTGGTAGAGGGGCAGTTATTCAGGGGAAGGTGACTGCCTCTCTTCCAACTTAAGACAGGAGAAATTATGTACGATGAATTGATAGCAATACTTGATGACCTAGATGTTGCATTAGATAATGGTTTTGGTAAAGCCTCTACTTTTATTGCTTGCACTAAAGCAGTGCGAAAAATAGTAGAGTTGCACAAACCTGCAAAGATACCTACTTGGGTTCCAACTTCAGACAAACTTGCTTGTGAACTCTGCCCAGGATTTTATCCTTGCGAAACTATTCAGATTATTGCTGAGGAACTTAAATGAGAACGCTTGTACGCAGTGTAGGTAGAGCAGACATCGGTGGAGAACCGTTGCCCTCTGTATTCCGTGCATTTGAAAGTAACAAAATAGTATTTCGTAGAGCAGAAGTATCTATGCTCGCTGGTACTCCAGGTGTCGGAAAGTCCACTCTAGCACTGGCTTTAGCCCTTAATATGAAAGTGCCTAGTCTGTATATATCTGCAGATACCAACGCACATACAATGGCTATGCGTCTTGCATCAATGATTAGTGGTAAGAATCAAACTGATGTTGAGAAGTTAATGGATACAGATACTGGTTGGACTAAAGCAATCCTTGCTAAGGGTAGCCACATCGTATGGTCATTTGAATCTTCACCTACCTTGCAAGATATAGATGAAGAAGTTCAAGCCTTTGAAGAACTATGGGGTTGTCCACCTGTTGCTATCTTTGTTGATAACTTAATGGATATAGCCACCGATGGTGGCGAAGAGTTCGCATCTATGCGTGCCATTATGAAGGAGTTGAAATACCTTGCTCGTGCTACTAACGCTGCAATCATTATTCTGCATCATACTTCTGAGGCAGTCCTTGGCAATCCTTGCCAACCTCGTTCTGCCCTCCAAGGTAAGGTGGCACAACTTCCTGCTCTCATCTGCACTCTTGGTGTCGTTGGTACTTCAATGGCTGTTGCTCCTGTGAAGAATAGATATGGTCGTGCCGATGCCAACGCTAACCTAACTTGTTGGCTATCATTTAACCCTGAGTTTATGTTTATGTCAGACATACCAGAGAACGGTGGATGAAGTGATTAGAGAAGAAGAAGATGACACATTACAAGAAGCCCGTCAACTTATTGTGCTTGAACTTAAGATGGAGATTGAAAAATATATTAAGCGCATTCAAGAGTCTAAGATTCCTGTTACCGATGATTGGACTGACGGTGTTAATAATGGTCTTGAGTGGGCTGTCTC